CATCTGGATTGACATAAATTATTACAACAAAAATTTCAATAAAATAAATGATTTAATTATTATCCCAAATTATTATTTTAAGATTAATAAATATAATTTTAGCTTTTCATTTATAGATTTTTTTTATATCAAAATAAAATTAAATGATGATAATTATTTTCAATTAATATTTTCTTCACAACAAGAATTGAATATTATATTTTTAAATAATTCTATTATCCATAAAATGAAAAATAATTTAAATAAATTTTTAAATGATTTTAATTATATAGTTGATTCTAATATAATAAAAGTTTTTATAAACAACGAGTTATATTTTAGATACGATTTAGCTGATATAAAAGATTTAGTATTAAATGATGTTGATGATATTTCTATATTTGTAAAATCATCTTCATATTGTAATAATATTATTTTCAATAAAAATAAAGATAACATTAAGTTTATTGTTTTATTAAATGACTATTATGATATTCGTACTTATTATAGATCCTATTTCTTAGAAAATTTTATTGACTATGATAATATATAATTTTTTTATATAATGGTAATATTTTTAATCTTTTAAGTTTTATCTTTTCTTGCTCTTCATCAGTTATTTTCCTTTTAAAACAATGAAATATACAAAACATTAATTAATTTATTATAATATAATAAATATAATATCTATAAATATAATATTTTATTCTCTTAAATATTATTTTTTAATTCTTTAAATGATATATCTAATATATTACTTACCAAATCTATTTCTTTTATATTTATTAAAAAATAAGGTGTAAATCTTAATGCATTTTCTCCTCCATGAATTACATTTAATCCATTTTTTCTACATATATATTCTAATCCATATTTCTTATCAACTTTATATTTTGTATCAATATGTAATGCCAATAATAAACCGATTCCTGTAACATTTACTGCTATTTCTGGATATTTATTTTTTATATCTAATAACATATTTTTAAATCTCATTCCTATTTCTTGGATATAATTTGTTAATTCAGGTGTTACTCTATTTAATGTTTCAATTCCTATTTCTAATGCTTTTGGATTTCCTGTCATTGTATTTCCATAAATACCTGTTTTAAAATTATCCGATATTTTTTCTGTTACTGCTAACACTGATAAAGGAAAATGTCCTGAACTCACCGCTTTTGAAAATATTTCCATATCTGGTGATTCTACATCGTTTAAGTGAGGATAATCAACTATACTTAAATAACCTGTTGTTCTAATTCCAGCTTGTACTGAATCAATTATTAAATTTGTATTATTTTTTTTTGTTAAATCCCTAGCATATTTGTAAAATTCATTACTCAATGGAATACCTGGATTTCCTTCTCCCATAACTGGTTCCATTATTAAAGACTCAATATGATATTTTTTAGATAATTCGTGATATGTATGTTTTAAACTATTGATATTATTTATACTAATTGTATGTACATTTTTATCTTCTTTAAAAGACTTTAAATTTCTTTTATAATTATTTTTTGTCGAATCCGATATTGTTGCTGCTCTAGTTGTTCTTCCGTGAAAACTATTTTCTAATACAATAAAAGCCGATTTCTTTTCTATTCCATTATTTATATCACTTACTCTTAATGCTAATTCCATTGCCTCAGATCCACTGTTTAAAAATGAAAAATGCGAATATGGACAATTATTTCTATTTATACCTATCTTTTTTTTTAATAATTCTGTGAATTCTAATTGTTGAATATTTGGTGTCATAATATTTGCCATAACATGAGGGTTTGATAAAGTATCTAAACACCATTGAGGACTATGTCCAAATCCTAACATACCATATCCGCCAACATCATATAATATTGAACCACTATTTGTTATTATCCATGGTCCTTTTGCTGATATTGGTATGTAAGGTACAATTGTATCTTTATTGTAAAAATTCATAATATTTCGTTGTAAATTTTTATATTCTTTTTTAGAATTTACTATAGGCTTTGCTCTTTGTATGGCAATTTTTAAATTATTATCATTTTTAAATCGTTTTAATAAATCTATTTTTATACCTGGTATATTAAATTTACTCATTATATTATATACAAAAAAAAAATTTTTTTAAATTCTAAATGTAATTAATCCTAACTCTCTATTACATAAGTCATTCGGTAATTTATATTTTTTTCTAAACTTTAAATATCTATTCATCATTATTGCTTTTTCTCTGAAGTGTATTCGAAATACACTCATAATTTCCACTAAATCCACATTTATTTCTAATATATATTTTAATGTCTCTTTACTTGAAAATGCTAATATTTTCCCCTCACGAATACTTGGATTATATCCGTATAATGATTTAAACGCATAATACTTCATATTATATAATCTTATTCATTATATAATAATTATTTTTATAATGTATTTATAATAAATAAATAAAAAAATTTAATATTCAAAAAATATATTATTATATAATATAATATAATGTCCATAACTAAAGATTTAATATTAAAAAATATTTTATTAATTAATTTTGATGAAGAAAAAAAAACATATAAAGAAAATCAAATTGATCCCATGTTTGCAGATAAAAATGTAGATGACAAAGCTATTATTATTGTATGTACTCAGCAATCAATGTCTGGAACCTCAAATCATTTTCAAGAATCATTTAAAAAATGGATTACTAGAACTAGAACTAATGGTATAGAATTTAAATTATTATCTAAAGTTGATGCTACTAGACAAAAAAATAGAATCTCAATTACAGGACAAATAAGTAACAATGTTAGAACAAGAGTTTATTATAATCCTAATAAAGTAAATATTAATTTTGATAAAACTAAATTTGAAACATCTTATAATAAAAATACTGAAAGTAGAGGTGGAATAAGAAGTGTTAATACAAGTTGGAGTAATACTAGAACAGCTAACTTATATAAAAATGTTATAAAAAATGTTACTGATTTTACAAAAATACAATTATTTGATTACAGTATTCAAAGATTATCAGGACAAAACAATAATAAAAAACCAATAATAGGACAAGGATTAATTGATGTTAATTTGTATTTTGTGTATGTAGGAAATACAGGTAATTATTTAATGAAATTTACTGTTAGAAATTATAATGGATATAAAAGTAATATTAATTTAATAAAAACAAATTCTAATAAACATGTAAGTAAAAGTGCCACATTTGTTTCGGGAGATGAGTATAAATATATATGCAGTAAAAATACTACTAAAGAAAAAATAGTAAATGAAAGACATGGAAAAATTGTTAAAATCAAAATATTGAATAAAAGTAATTTTCCAAAACCAGTACAAAAAAATTCACAAGTAATGCCAATTAATAATAGGCAAATTAAAAAAAAAAATGGTTATCAACTTGTAAATTCAACTAAAAATAATATGAAAAATGGTAATAAATCTGTAAATCCATACGCTATAAATGGTACTAGTGCAATTACTAATAATAATAGTGATAATGAATTAATCCAAGAAGTTGTAAAGTATACATCTAATATATTATTATATAATACAAATATAACTTTTAAGAATAATCAAAAAAAATCAGAAGAATATAAAAAATTAATAGCAATATGTGATAGTGTTTTATTAATTTCAAAACTAGTTTTTGAAACTGATAAAAAATATGCTGAACCATTTAAAAATTTATCTAATGTAATTACTAATTCAAAAAATAACAAGAAAGCTAAGATAATATTTAATAAATTTATTAATTTTAAAGATAATTATTCAACATTAAAAATGAAATTTCAAAATAGTAAAAGTCAAAATAAATATATAAAAGATTTTAACTCTATTTTATATGATGAAACAATAAATAGAAAAAAGAAGGTACAAGTACTTTTTTTTGGACAAAATAATTTAAATAAAAGGTTTAATAAAATATTTAATGATAGAAAAAAACATAACAAACTATTAAATACAAAACAAATTAAGTTTTTAACAATAAATGATTATAAAAAAAATTTAGGAGAAGATTTACTATATTTAGAACAAGAAATCATAAAATTAGTTGAAAAATAACTAATTATTTTTTATTTTGCAAGATAAATTATTAATTCTTATTTTTTCCAATATTATTCGTTTTTATATTTAAATTATTATTACTTATTCTTTTATTTGGACTACATATAATCGTATTATTACCACATGTAGTTATATTACTTTTTAATTCGTTTGAAGGATAAGAATAAATACCATCAATTTGTTCTCCCATATTAATTATATCTAAAGCATATATAAATTTTTCGTATTTTAAAACAAGTTTTGTTTTTATAATACCTTGATGATTATGATAATATATTTTTGAAGTTTTGAATTCTATTATTTTCATAAATTTTTTATTATTTGGTCCATTATTTGGTTTTGTATTAGTTGAAAATGTTACTTTAGTTTTTTTTAAAGTTCCATTATTTTTAAAATGACGATTATTTGCTGTCTCTATTATTCCTTTAGAATAAGGAAATCTTTGATTACCATTTGGATAAGATTGTTTTAAATAATTAACATTTTTACTTCCTTGTTGATTTTTTAATTTTTGAAATAAAACATTTTTTACATAAATTCGTGTTCGAACATTTGATGTACTGCGTCCAACTGATGTTCTTTTCCTCAAAGGTGTAGTATCCATTTTTGAAAATAATCTAAAACCTAATGCTTCTAATATTTCTCCAAATTTCTGTGGAAAATGGGCTCCACCTGAGTTTTGTTTTGTAGCATTTAATGAATTTTGAGCACAAATAATGACAACTTCTATATTAACAGTAATCAATGACATTTTGTTATTAGTAATTTTAGTACATGGTTTGCTATGTTCATTAATATTTATAATTAGAATTTTATTTTTTATTTCTTCAAGTAACTCTATCAATTTTTTTGTTCTTGCTTCAATATTTTTACTTGGAGGTGCTTTTTTAAAAAAATTAAGCATATATAATAAACAAACAAAAAATAATATTTAATTATTTTTTATTTTTTAATTTTTTTTTATATATTATTTCATCCACAAATATAATTTTATTTGTATATTTTTGCAAATCATTATAAAAATTATAATCACCTCCATATTTGTATTCCCAAAAGGACTTACTATTAATAGATGTTGGAATAAATCCATTTTGAGTACTAATTTGATTCAATTTAATTTCAGGTGTCTTCCAAATAATTTCATTTATTTCACTTACTATTTTAAATATATATAGTGTTTCTTTATCTTTTAAAATTTTACGAACTTTTTCAAAAGAATTTTCTATAATTATATCATCATCATCAATATGATATACAAAATCACCTTCTAATTGATTGTGTTTATTTCGAATACCATGTCCCCAATATCCAAGATTTTTCTCTTCATAAATAATATTTACTTCTCCCTTTATCCATTTTTTACAAAATAAATTTACCTTTTCAAAATTATTTTTTGACGCATCAAACACAATCGTCAAATAATCATTTTCTTTAAGCTCATTCTTTAAACAATTTAAAATACCAAATATTGAATCTTTTCCAATAGTTGCAAGTAATACATGAATACTGTAATTATTTTTATGTTCTTTTTTGTATTTTCTACCATTAAATCTTCCTTCTGTTAAAAAATTATGAACATAGTCATTTTCGGTTCGTAATCCCATAAAATATAAATATGGATTCATATTTTTATAATTTACCCAATCAAAATCAGGATAATAACTTTTTATATATTCCATAATAAAAAGATAATAAATTAAAAGATTTTTTTAAACTATACTTTAAAATTTGAAAAATCATCGTCATCAAACATACTTACATTTAATTGCTGAAACATATTATTTAATTCATTTTGATGATTATATTGTATTAAATTATTATTTGGGGTTTCATGTACTAATCTATGTCTTGTTGACGGACTATTAAAAAATTTTGATGATAAATCTATATATTTTTCTTTTTTGTGATGCTGTTTACCATTAATTTTGCATAATAATTCACAATTTTGTTTATTTGTACTTTTCCCAAGTAATATTTTCCTATATTTAGTATCTTTTTTTACTTTATAAATTTTTTCTTTTAAATTCTTGTCATTTATCCTCGAATATCCATCTTCAAATAATATTTCAATGTCATTATGAGATTTATGTATAACTTCTGAAACTTTTGAACCATCATTATTATATGAATAACTAACACTCCAACTTTTATGCATATAATTATTTGTAATATTTTAGTTTTATATAATTTATAGTTTAAAAATATAATATAAAAAGATAAATAAATATTAATATATATGAGTTGGAATGAATTTTATCTAATTTTAGAAAAATTTATCATAGATTTAAAAATGCCTCTTTTAAATGATTTAGAAAATGAGGATGAACTAGAAAATAGTAGTGATGAAGAGGAGGAAGAAGAAAGTAGTAATAATGAGGAAGATGATGAACTAGAAAATAGTAGTGATGAAGAGGAGGAGGAAGAAGAAAGTAGTAATAATGAGGAAGATGATGAACTAGAAAATAGTAGTGATGAAGAGGAGGAGGAAGAAGAAAGTAGTAATAATGAGGAAGAGGAAGAAGAAGAAAGTAGTAATAATGAAGATGAGGAGGAAGAGGAAAGCAGTAATAATGAAGATGAGGAGGAAGAGGAAGAAGAAGAAAGTAGTAATAATGAAGATGAGGAGGAAGAGGATGAAGAAGAAAGTAGTAATAATGAAGATGAGGAGGAGGAGGAGGAAGATTTTGGAATAGACAAGGAAGGATTAGAAGCTCTAATAAAAGAGGATGAATCGAGACTATACCTTTTTAAAAGGTTGGAAAAGGAAGAGGAAGAAGAAGTCAAAGAAGAATCTGTTGATGTACAACATGAAAATCAAGATGACAATGAAGAAAGTAATAATTACAATTTAAATGCCGAATTAGAAAGTCAGGAAAAAATTGACAAAGAAAGCAAAGTAATTATAGATAA